GATGCCGAAGAAACCACAGACAACGCTGCAGAAGACCATCAGAGCCTTTGATGGATAAAATAAAAGCAAAGTGTTGGAAAAAGTTAAAAGTGTGCAAAGAACAAACAACTAAAGCAAAAAAGTCGTATCTTTGCGCCAGTGTTTATCAGATAAGCATGATTTTTGGACTTAAAACAAGAAGAAAATGAAAACAGAAGAAATCGCACTATCGAGGGTCAGCGAGAATGAGGCGAACCCTAGAACCATAACTGAGGCGAATTTCCAAAAGCTGGTAAAGAGCATCCTCGTCTTCCCTAAGATGCTCCAGCTTCGCCCTATAGTCGTAGACGAAACCTACAAGGCACTGGGTGGCAATATGAGAACGAGGGCACTCTGCCACATCGTGAGCATGACACCCGAAGCCATCATGGACGTTCTCGACACAGACCAGCGACTGACCGATGCAGAGAAGCTGGCGATCGCCAACTACTGGAGCCAGTGGCAGGAACAGCCAACTGCAACCATCGTCAAGGCATCAGACCTGACGGAGGCGCAGAAGAAAGAATTCATCATCAAGGATAATGCAGGCTTCGGAGACTGGGACACCGATGCACTGGCGAACCAGTGGAATACCGACCTCTTGAAGGACTGGGGTATTCAAGACTGGAAGCTGCAAGGGTGGATGAGTCCTGATTCCTTGAAGAATGGAGAGCAGGCAGACGAGGATCAGAAGGAGGCAAAGGATGATGAGTTCGATGAGGATGCAGAGAAAATCCCACAGCGGTGCAAGGAATGCGAACTGTGGCAACTCGGAAAGCATCGCCTTATGTGTGGTGACTCCACGGATGCAGAGCAAGTCAAGTTCCTTATGGGGGGGCAAGTGGTTAATCTGTATCTTACAGACCCACCGTATAATGTGGCTTACGGTTATGATGGCGCAGCAACAGAAGGACATCGCAAGGATGGACTGGTCGTCTTAAATGACAAGATGGACAACGATAAATTCGAGGAATTCTTGACAAACGCATTTAACGCTGCCAATGCAAATATGGAAAAAGGTGCTTCGTTCTATATATTCCACAGCGATGGCTACTCATTTTGGTTTCGTAAAGCCCTTATCAATACGGTAGACCTGGAGCTGCGAGAGAATTTGGTATGGGTAAAGAACTCTATGGTATTAGGAAGGCAAGACTATCAATGGAGACATGAACCTTGCTTGTATGGATGGAAGAAGGGAGCAAGCCACAATTGGTTTAGCGACAGAAAACAGACGACCGTTATGGAGTTTGACCGACCGACAAAGAGTGTTGAACATCCGACCATGAAGCCTATTCCACTTTTCGCATATCTTATTCAGAACTCATCGCAGGAAGGCTGGAATGTCTACGACAGCTTCGGTGGCAGTGGTACAACGCTTATCGCAGCCGAGCAGTTAAACCGCAATGCGTTCTTGATGGAGCTCGACCCACATTATTGCGATGTTATCATTGCACGATGGGAAAAGCTGACTGGCGAGAAAGCAGTCAAGATAGACGAGTTTAAGAAGCTAGGCGAATAGTTGCGATGTGTCGGCTTTTCTCTCCGAGGTTGATAAACTATACCAGTTTGCGGAAAGAGCGGCACACACGCAAAATTCGCAGAAAATAACCTCCAAGGGAGCGGAAACGAAAAAGGCAGGAGATTAACCCCTGCCCATCGCTTTGAGAATACACTGGTTGATGAAGCCGCTGCGGTCTTTCTTATCGACCCCTGCCAAGATGTTAGCCACGTCCTCGGTAGCACCGAAATAGAATGTTGCAGCGTATTTCTTCGTTCGCCCTGCACCCTTGCGAGCACCTCCCCAAGATTTGGAGGTAGTTTCATTCGTAGTACTCATAATGTTAAAAATTTGGTGATATGAAAATTAATTCGTAAATTTGCAAACGAAATCCCAAAGTGGGGTGGTGGTTCGAGCA